GGTGGATCAGTAGAAGTTGAATCAAAAGGATTTGAATCTAAAACAGAAACAGAGCTTGATCCTGCTTTAGATGTTAATGCTGAGAGCGGATCTGAAAATCGTAGTAGCAATATCTCGCAGCCATTTGGATCTCAACAATTTAACCCTCTACTTATACCGCCAGTAAATTCTAATCCAAACCCTAAAGAAGCAACTCCAATTTAATCTTGTGTAAGCTTTATGTATGGCGAGCAAAATAAAAAATTGGTGGGCCAATTTAAAATCTTATGATAGGTTTTTCTTTATATCATTTATACCAGCGATACTTTTTACGCTTTGGGGGCTAAGTGATCTTTACATTAATTACTTTGATTTATTAAGTAGAGAAGATCACTTTCAATTCTTTCTTAGGTTTGCTTTTCCAATATCATTAGCCACATTAATAACGGTTTTAGAAAGAAATAATAGAAAAAAGCTAATAAAAGATATAAAAACCTATTTAAATAACTAGTGTAATATAATTTATGTTTATAGTTAAAAAAGTAATCTCTGCAGCGTCCATTTTAATTAAAAGAGATGCAATATTCAAAATTCTTCGGTCAAATCCTTTAGGAAATTTTTGGAACTTAACTCAGGATCCTTATAATAAAACAATAAATAATTTTAATGTTACTTATATTGGTGGTCAAGTTGATGTTAATTGGGGCGAAGAAAGTGTTAACGAAAGTATACCTAGTAGTACAAATATAAATCATACATTTGGAATCACAACGCAAGGTATTTCAATCTTATCAAATGGAGCAAATATTTCTCAGATAAATTGCGGTACAAGTTCGCCAAGATTAGGTGGAGCTATTGATTTATCTGCTTTTCCTGATTTACAGCAGTTTAGATGCAATTCTAATAACATTAGAGAACTATCTAATTATGCTCAGAATAGCAATTTGACAATTGTTAATTTTTTTGATAATACAGTAACTGGTTCTATTCCCAGTTTAAGCAGCTTGACTAATTTGCAAGATTTTAATTGCTACCAAAACCAATTCACAGGACCAATTCCAAGTTTGAGCGGATTGAATAATTTCCAAAATTTTGGTTGCCAATTAAACCAATTAACAGGATCAATTCCCAGTTTGAGTGGATTGAGTAATTTAATAACTTTTAGTTGCAACGCAAACCTATTAACAGGATCAATTCCAAGTTTGAGCGGATTGAATAATTTGCAAGAGTTTAATTGCCAAAATCAAACTGGAGTAATAAAACTCACAGGACCCATTTCAAGTTTGAATGGGTTGAGTAATTTGGTAACTTTTCAGTGCAACCAAAACCAACTCTCAGGATCCATCCCAAATTTGAGTGGGTTGAATAATTTGCAAACTTTTAATTGCGCCTCAAACCTATTAACAGGATCAATTCCCAGTTTGAGTGGATTGAGTAATTTAATAACTTTTAGTTGCGCTAATCAAACTGGAGTAACAAAACTCACAGGACCCATTTCAAGTTTGAATGGGTTGAGTAATTTGGTAACTTTTCAGTGCAACCAAAACCAACTCACAGGACTCATTCCAAATTTGAGTGGATTGAATAATTTGCAAACTTTTTTTTGCGGCACAAACCAATTAACAGGCTTTGCAGGTGGTTCTGTTTCAAATACTCTTGGTAATTTTCAAGCTCAAGTTAATCAATTAACTTCCGCAGCCGTAAATGCTATTCTTGCAGCTTTTGTTGCAGCAAACAAAACAACTGGCACTAGAACTTTGAATTTAGGAGGCGTTGGAAATGGCGCGCCAACTGGCCAAGGAATAACAGATAAAGCTACTCTTATTTCTAGAGGATGGACAGTAACAACAAATTAATATGAAAGTTTATTCTAATCAAAATGTAAATGCAGAACAGATTATCCCCTTTCCAGATGAAGTTCATACTACAGAACAAGAATGGTGGATGATTTATGATGCTGACACTAAAGTAATTACAATAGAACCATTACAATGCTCTGGGTATACATCTAGCCCATTCACAATGGTTATATCAGACACAAAAGAAGAATTAGATCAATATATTATAGATAATAAATTATTTTAATCTTTCAATAAGATAAAATATATAAATAAAAATACCAAAGCAAATTAAAGTAGTAGATAAGGCCATATTTGTTCTTACACTAGATTAAATTATGTGTAATGCTATATATGCCTATACCCTCAAAAAAAGATAACGAAAAGCAAGCAGATTATATGGGTCGTTGCATGGATTTCATGAAAGATGAAAAATATCCTCAAAAACAAAAAGTGGCAATTTGTCTCAATACCTTTAGTCAGCCAAAAAAGAAAACTAAAGCAAACGAAATCGAAGTAGATTTTTCTGAAGATATTAAAAAGATGAATAAAGCAAAAGAAACAAAACTAGAAGAAGCCTCAAAAATTGAATTTAAAGTAGAACAAGCAAATAACACAGCAGTAACCGCTCCTGCCCCAGAAGTTAAAGTAGATCAAGCCTAATTTAAAATTAGATTAAATTAATCATTTAATATATAATATTATTAAATGAAAAGATATTGTACTTCTTGCGGATCTCCAACAGATTATTCTTTAAAAAAACCCCAATTTTGCTGTAATTGCGGTAAATCATTTGATAATAATCAAATTGCTCAGGATAAACCTGTTATAGCTAACAATACGATTAATCGTGCTCGTCTTAATCAAAAACTAAGAAATGTCAAAAATATTGAAAATCATAATGATGAAAATTATGATAATGAGGATGATAATTATGACAACGGCATTAATCATGTTCCTAATATAGATGGTTTAGAAGTAGAAACTTTTGCGGAAAAAACTAGAGGAGAAAAAATAGGAGATTTAATGAAGTCTCCCTCGAAACCAAATAAAAGAATTTCTTCAAAAACAAAAGCTCAAAAAGTATCAAATAAAAAAATTCTTGAAGATTTCAAAAAAGAAGCTGGATCTATTAGAAGATCAAGGTAATGAGCAAAAAGAAAGCCAAGTTTGAGGAAAAAATTTTTGAAATAGATCAAGAAATCTATAAAAGAAAAAATAAATGGAATCTAACCGCGCTTGCTTGGATGGATTTCAATGATGTTTCTCAAATTATAAGAATACATATAAATAATAAATGGGCTCTTTACGATCAAGAACAACCGCTTGCCCCTTGGGTTAATAGAATCATAAGTAATCAAATTAAAAATTTAATTCGTAATAATTATGGAAACTACTCTAGACCTTGCTTAAAATGTTCAGCAGCAGAAGGCGAAGATCTATGTAAAATATACGGCAAACAATGCGGGGCATGTTCTCTTTATAAAAAGTGGGAAAAAAGAAAAAAATCAGCTTATGATATTAAACTTCCAGTGGCTTTAGAGAATCACACCCAAGAAGTTCATAACATGGTTCATGATAATATAAATATTGAAAAAAGCGCAGAAAATATTCACAATAAAATGTCAAAAATTTTAAAGTTATCTGAATGGAAATTTTATGAATTAGTTTATGTTCAGCATAAATCAGAAGAAGAAGCTGCAAGGATAATGGGATACAAAACTACTGAAAAAAATAGATCAGCAGGATATAAGCAAATTAAAAATCTTAAAAAATCAATTATACAAAAAGTTAAAAAATACATTTATAGTGGCGAAATAGATATACGTTAATATGTCAGACGATATTTTAATACTAACCGAAGAGCAACAATTAAAATTGCTTAAAGAATGGAATGATAGACCTAATAATCCTCCGTCTTTAGCTGAACTAGTTAAATTAGCTTTTGATAGAGATGATTTAGATGGACGAAGTAAAGAAGGAAAAGCTGTAAAACAATTTTTAGCATCAAGACAAATTAAACCGAAGAAAAGCCATGAATATGAAGCAAAAGGTTTAATAGAATTAACAGTAGAACAAAAAGAATACGTAAGTAATAATTGTCATACTATGACTGGTTTAGAAATGGCAAAAATTTTATTTAAAAATGAATCTTTAACTAATTTATGTCAAGAAACAAGAAGCATTCTTGAGCATATGAAAAATATCCCAAGTAATATTAAATTCAATAATAATGAAAATGAAAACGCTTCCACAGAAGGATACAAGCCTCCTCGTAGCGAAGAAAGAACTATAGCTAAAATTAATAAATATGTTTTAGATGGAATTGATAAAAGCAAACTTACGCATAAACATAAAAAAGAAATAAATTCATTAATTGGATATATGAATACTCATAGGTTTACTCATCAAATGAATATCTATGACAACGAACCAGACAGAGAATTATTTGAAAGTAGTTTCGTAAGATATACTTATGACAAAGGAGACCTTTCACAAGAAGAAGTAGATCAATATATTGTACTCTGCACAGAGGTTGTTATATCTTCTAATATTCAACAAACAATTAATGTCTTACAACATCAAATAGAATTGTCTATGCAAGAAGATGGTAAAATTCCAATGGCTCTTGTAGAAGCAAGTAGTACGGCTCGCAAAGAATATAATGATTGTGTCAATCGTCAGCAAAAACTAAATAATGATCTTAAAGTAAAAAGAAGCGACAAATTAAGCAAGCAAGTTAAAGAAACTGCCTCAATTATAAATCTTGTGCAAATGTGGAAAGAAGAAGAGAGCAGAGCAAAGTTATTAAAAATGGCAGAGATGAGAAAAAAGACAATAGAAAAAGAAATAGATCGACTTTCAACAATGGAAGAAATAAAATGTAAAATTTTGGGGATCTCCAAAGATGAGATTTTAAATGGATGAGCGTAATATGTAAAATTGACGGCAAAGAGTTCAAAGATGAAAAAAGTCTTCATTTTGCACTTAGAGGTTATGGTTTAAATAAAGAGAAATATTATCATATATATTTTCCTAAGAAAGATCTTCTTACTGGAGAAACAATTAATTTCAAAACAAAAGATCAATATCTAAACAGCGACTTTAATGATAAGAATAATATGAAAAAATGGTTGAAAGAACAATCATTAGATAAAGCTCAAGAATATTGCAAGAATCTTTTAATTAAAAGAAAAAAAGATAAAAACTTAATATATTCTCCAACACAAATAGAGTTGAGAACTATAATGAGTCCTTCTATTATTTTTTATAATAAAATATTTGATAATTATTATGATATATGTTCTAGTATAGGATTAGAAAATAAGTTTATTCACCCAAATAATATCACCTCTCAATTTCAAAATAAATTAACAACTAAAGATACCATATATGTAGATACAAGAGAACAGAGCTGGTTGAAGTTCGACATTCCTTTTGAAATTAAGACGCTTTCATTTGGAGATTATTCTTGTAGCAATGAAAATTGTAATTGCTATATAGAAAGAAAAAGCTTAAGCGACTTCATAAGTACCCTAAGCGTTAAGAATTTCGATAGATTTAAAAATGAAATTGAAAAAGCTCAAAAAAATAATTCATATTTAATAGTTATAGTTGAGGAGAAACTCGCCAGCGCTTTAAGTTTTCAATATCTACCTCATATTAGTAAAAAAATAAAAGCTACGCCAGAGTATATATTTCATAATGTCAGGTCTTTAATTCAAGAACATAGTAATTTACAATTTTTATTTGTTGATGGTAGAAATGAAATGAAAAGAGCAATTGAATCCATATTTGCAAGTAAATGTTTTTATAATAAAGTAGATTTACAATTGGCGTATGATATGAAACTTTTATGATATATTGTCCAGATAAATATATAAGAGAAGTTAAGGATGTTAATGCTGAATTAGCAGAATTAAAAGGCTATCTTAACGATAAAGAAGCCAAAGTATCTCTTGCTAAATTTCTTAGAGCTAATATTGGATTCACAACCGAATTAATTAGTGGAGTTAAATTAGCCGCATACCAAGAAATTCATCTTAAAGCCTTAATGAATAGAAATTTCAATATGTGCGTATTTGGTCGTGGTTGCGGAAAATCTTTTATGGCAGCTGTATTTTGTTTTCTTCAATGCGTATTTGAACCTAATACTAAAATACTTATAGCTGGACCAACTTTTAGAACTGCAAGATTTATATTTAATAATTTAGAAAAAATAGTAGATAGTCCAGGAGCGGAATTATTAGCTCAATGCTTTGGAGCAAAATCTAAAAGAAACGATCAATTTGAATGGCAAATTAATGGAGGAAGCATTGTGGCAATTCCATTGAATGGTGAAAAAATTCGAGGATTTCGCGCTAATGTGTTAGTGCTTGATGAGTTTTTACTTCTTCCAGAAGAGATTATTAAAAATGTATTAATGCCATTTTTGGTCGCTCCACAAAATATGAAAGAACGAATGGAGATAAGAGAATACGAAGATAAGCTTATTGCAGATGGAATCATAAAGCCAGAAGAAAGAATGATATTTGAGAATACAAGTAAAATGATAGCTCTATCTTCAGCTAGTTATACTTTTGAAAATCTTTATAAAACTTATAATGAATGGTCCGAGAAAATTTTAGAAAAAGATAAAAGCGAAGCAAAATACTTTGTAAGTCAATTAAGTTACGAAGCCTTACCAGAAGAAATGATTGATAAAACAATCATTGAAGAAGCTCAAGCTGGTGGATCAAGCCATAGCAGTTTCTTGAGAGAATATTGCGCTAGATTCACAGATGGTAGTGATAGTTATTTTAATGCAAAAAAGATGGAAGATTGTACTATTAAAAATGGAGAAAGCCCGCATACTTTAATGAAAGGTCAACCAAATAAAAAATATATTCTTGGAATTGATCCTAATATGAGTGATAGTCCAAATGCAGATTATTTTGCTATGGCAGTTTTAGAAATAGACGAAACCACTAGGCAAGGAACCTTAGTTCATACCTATGCTGGATTAGGAAATTTAAAGAATCATGTCAATTATTTTTATTATTTATTGACTAATTTTGATATTCATTTAATTGTTATGGATAATGCAGGAGCAGACGTATTTTTAGCTTCGGCAAACCAATCAGAACTATTTAAAAATAATAAACTTGAAATAAATTCTTTTGATTTCGATTCAGATCTAGAGGGTGAAGATTATAATCAAATGTTAAGAAAAGCTAAAAATCAATACAATTTAGAAAATAAAAAAATATGCTTTAACCAAGTATTTACCAGCAACTTTATAAGAAGAGCTAATGAATATCTTCAAGCATGCATAGATTATAAAAAAGTTTGGTTTGCAAGCAAAACTTCAGCTTCAGATGATTTCTTTAATTCTCAATTTTCATTAAGGTTACCCATGGAATTATTAAAAACAGAAGATAAAAAAGACTGGGAAATGCTTGACTTTATAGAAAATCAAGATGATTTCATTTATCAAACTAAGAAACAATGCGTATTAATTGAGCATTCTGCTACTAGTAGAGGTACTCAATCTTTTGATTTGCCTCAACATTTAAAAAGAAGTGCCTCTGCTAATAAAGCTAGAAAAGATAATTATTCTGCATTTATGTTAGCCAATTGGGGTTTGAAGTCATATAATGACTTAATGATGCAGCAAAAAGAACAGATATCCAACTCTTTTTCGCCTATAATGATTAAATAAGTGTAAATATTTCAAATATAAATTAAAAATGAGCAAAAAATCTAAAAAAATGCAAGTTTCAAATGCCTCAGAAATAATGCCCTTAATGGTAGAAGGGTCTTTACAAAAGAATGGTACTTTTTCAGAAGCAAGAGCCTCGACTGCTATTAGAAGAAATATAGCAGCAGATATAGAAAGAACTAATAGGTTTATTAATATTGACCAAGGACTTATTCCATTTAGATTTAGTCCAAATATTCAAAACCTATCTACTTTAGACGTTAGAGATGCAATTGTTTTATGTCAAAAAGCATATTATAATGTTGGTATTTTTAGAAATACAATTGATTTAATGACTGAATTTTCAGCTAGCCCAATTTATTTAACTGGCGGCAGTCAAAAATCAAGAGAATTTTTTACAGCATATTTTAAGAAGATTAATTTAGCGAGTTTCCAAGATCAATTTTTTAGAGAATACTATAGAAGCGGAAACGTATTCACTTATAGATTTGATACAGAATTATCACTAGAAGATACTTTAAAGATTGTGCAGGTTTTTGGTTCAAGAATCAAAGCAGCAAAAAACATTAAAATTCCAGCTAGATATACTATATTAAATCCTGCAGATATTTATGTTGGCGGATCAGTAAATTATAATTTTAATATTTACTACAAACTCTTAAGCGATTATGAATTAGAAAGATTAAGAGATCCTAAAACAGATGAAGACATAGAAGTATTTAATTCTTTACCAGAGCCAACTAAAAAACAAATTAAAAGTAAAAATAATAGATATATTTTAGTTCCTCTTGATGCCACAAAATTAGCAGCAGTATTTTATAAGAAGCAAGATTATGAGCCACTTTCTATTCCAATGGGCTTTCCAGTTCTTGATGATATTAATTGGAAATTAGAAATGAAAAAAATGGACATGGCAGTTACAAGAACAACTCAACAAGCTATTTTACTTGTAACAATGGGAGCAGAGCCAGAAAAAGGTGGAGTAAATCAAAGGAATCTTGAAGCAATGCAAAGTTTATTTGCAAATCAAAGCGTTGGCCGTGTTCTGATTGCAGACTATACAACAAAAGCGCAATTTGTTATACCTGATATTGGAAATCTTATTGGGCCAGAAAAATACGAAGTTGTAGATAGAGATATTCAAATTGGTTTAAATAATATTCTTATTGGTAGCGAAAAATTCGCAAATCAAAGTATCAAAGTTCAAGTTTTCATTGAAAGATTAAAACAAGGTAGAGAAGTTTTTATTAATGAATTTTTAATACCAGAAATTAGAAGAATTAGTAAAGATTTAGGATTTAAAAACTTTCCTCAACCATCATTTGAAGATATTAGCTTGAAAGATGATGTTCAATATTCTAGAATATACAATCGTCTTATTGAACTTGGAATTCTTACTCCAGAAGAAGGAGTCCAAGCTATTCAAACTGGAAGACTTCCAACTTCTGAAGAATCAATTGAATCTCAACAAAAACTCAGATCTTTCAAAGATCAAGGTTTATATCAACCAATTATTGGTGGCGGTGGTGCTCAAGGTGGTAGACCATCTGGATCAACTGGAATTCCTCAATCAACTAAAAATGTTAAACCAGTTGGTTCAAACGCTAAATTCTCGGTATCTAAAATTAAAGAAAATATATTGGCCGCACAAAACCTAGAAGAAGAGATTAAGTCTTGTTTTAGAAAAAAAATAAATGTTAAAAAATTAAACAATCAGCAAAAAGAAAACGCCGAAAGAATATCTGAAATTATTATTGCTAATGAAATTCCAGAAAATTGGACAGTCAAGATTGAAGAATATATAGAAAAGCCTTTTGATCAAAATCAAGAGCAAATTGGCAATATTCAAGAGATTGCATCTGAACATCAAGTCACAAATTACATAGCTTCATTGTTGTATCACAGTAAAATTTAAAAGTGTAATCCTATACAAGGATTAAGGTAAATGGCTAGAAATAGAATAATCTATAATGTACAGGGTTTATTTGTTGGTCCATATAGTGGCGAACAAAATCCAACCACAGACTATTATTTAAGTGGCTATCAAATATTAAAAAGAATAGAAAAAGTTCAAAATTTTAATTATGGTATAGATAACAATAGAATTAATCTAGAAGGTTTTGCTAGCAAGAAAAATATTTTTAGAGGACTAGCTTCTCAACCAACGGTTAATTTTACTTTTAGTTATACTCCAGATGGTTTTACTAATGAAAATAGATTAAATTTTAATGTTAATTATTTTTCTGGATTTAATGCTCCAATGTTTTCTGGATTATGCCAAGATAATTCTATTATTGATGATAAAGATTTTTATCTTGTTATAAATAATAATGATAATGACCTTTTTCAAAATTATCCCTTTTCAAATCAATATATAAATCCAACTGGAATAAATGATGTTATAGATCCAAATTCTGCCAATTATTCTATTTTGCATTTTCAAAATTCTTATTTAACAAAATATTCATTTTCTGTTAACGTAGGAGAAGTTCCTAGTGTTGAGCAAACATATATTGCTGATAATATAAATTTCTATATAAGTGGTAGTGGAATAAATTATACCACATTAAATGTTCAATCTGGCAATCAAAATATAGAAAATACAAAATTAATAATTCCTAAAAATATTAATCCATCTGGATTAAGTGGACAAAATATTCTTTTACCAGGAGATGCTACTGTTATTTTTTATAGAAATCCAAGTCATGATTCAACTAATATTATTAATTTAATTCCTGAAAATATAACTCCAATAACTATGAGTAAAGTTGGAAATGTATTTACAAAAATTGCTGGAACTACTTGGGGCGATGCTCAAGCTTACTCTAGCATAGGTTATAATAATAATATGTATATTGAGGCAAAGCCTAATCAAACCACAGCTGGAATTATGTTTGGTTTAAATACTGATCCAGCATTAGATGCGAGTTATACTAGTTTAGATTACAGTTGGTTCATTAGATCAGACGGTCTTCTTGAAATTTATGAAAATAGCCAATTTATAGCTAGTTTTGGAACTTATACAATTTCAACAAAATTTAGAATAGAATACGATGGAAATACTGTTACTTATTTTAAAGATGGAATTCCTGTTAGATCACTTAATGTACCAACTCCAAATGCCACTTATTATTTTGATTCAAGTTTTAATCAGGTAGGTGGAGCGATAACTGCTAATTATGGAACTCTTTCTAATATTCAATTTTACAATGATAGTATTCAAAGCTTAGATTACTCTTTGTCATTTGATAGGCAAAATTTAAGATCATTAAACTATAAATTCCCACAAGGAAGAAACATTAATTTTCCAGTAAATTGTGATTTAAATATGTCTTTTATTACTGAAGAAAATTTTAATGGATCATTTTTTGATACATTAAATAGAGATGATGATTATAATATAGTTGTTGATTTTAATAATTGCAGAAATGGCGTTTTCCCAAGTAAATTTATTTTTAGTGGCGCAAGATTTAATAATATTAATTATAATTCTTCTATAGGAACTAATAAAACTGCTAATCTAAGTTTTAATTTTGATATTGATCCAGATTTTGGAAATAGAGGCATATTTGCTAGTGGAAACGTATTATATAAGGTTCTAAATAATCAGAGGAAAGTATTGATATTTTAATTTTTAATACATATAATATAGTGTAATATATCATGAAAACTATGCTATCTAAAATATTTGGTCCCAATTGGAGATCTAGCTCATCTGGCATTGCAACAGTTGTAGCAGTTACCACAGCAATAGCGATTCACTCTGATCCAACATTAATACATTTTCTTCCAGATATTGCGCAAGAATATATTAATGGCATAGCAAGATTAGTAGCAGTTGTTTCTGGAATAATTTTTGCTCTTACTGTTAAAGATGCAGCAGTTACTGGTGGATCAGTAGCTCAAACAAATGAAGCAGAAAAAAGAACTGGAGAAAATATATGAATAAATTAAATCTAATTGCAGTTGCTCTTTTGAGCGTATTTCTTGGTGCTTGCGCCACAACCAATACTGGAAAAGTTGATGTTGCAACAAGTGTTGAAAATACTCTTCCTTATGTTAAGCCAGCAGTAGTATTAGCTTGCACTGTTGTTCTTGATCAAGCAGTTTCTGGTAATGATAGAATTGAAAAAGCTAAGATGATTAATCATGTTGCAGCAATTGTAGAAGGATTAACAGCTGGAAATACTCCAACTCCAGAGCAACTTCAAAAAGCTCTTAATGATTATCTTCCAGCAGAAAAAACTCATTGGGCAAATTATGTTACTGTAATCAAAGATCTTTATGCTCAACAATTTGCAAGACTAGATGGTAATACCGCACTCGCCATTAAGGTACTTAACGCTATTGCATCTGGATGTAAAGATGCTACAGCAAGTTACGTAGAGTAATCATGCCAACTGGAATACTCCAAGCATTACTTTCAGCAGTATCTGGAATATTCGCAGCAATCAATAATGTATTCGGCGCTAAGAATACAAAAGAAATGAAAGAGCGTCAAGAAGCGCAAAAAGAAGTTGATCATCAAAGTGGAATCGAAAACGCAGTAAAGGAAAAAGACCTTGAACAAGCTCGCAAGCATATTAGTTCTTAATTTTCTTCTTGTTGGATGTGCTACTGTGAC